CTGCTCCTGAATCTGTGACCATCTTATTAAAACCAGGCTTGAAATTTAATTTTTGTAGCATATAGTGCTTTATATATTAGTTTTTTAGAGAATGAAAGCTGGAAAATGATAGAATTTATAGACAAAGATCCAAGATTAACACACAGTCAAGGTATACATATAACTTATCCTAGACATGTTTTGATAACGTTTGGAAATTATCCTATTGTAGAAGATATACACAATTTTATTATAGAAATTAAAAAAAATTTAAATAAAGAAGAATCATATCAAACAAATGTAAAAGGAAAAAAGACAGAATGGAAACTTTTTAACAATCACCCTTTAACTACAAAATTTATTAATTTTTGTATAAACAAACATCAATTATCTAATAAAAATTTATTTGAATATTTTTATGAAAGAAAAATTATTGAGAGTTGTTGGGGAAATGAATTAGGTAAAAATGATTATGTTCAACTTCACGACCATAATTCTTATTCATGTATTTTATATTTAACTGAAGGAATGCCATTATGTTTACCAGAACTAAATATAAAAATAACTCCAAAACCTGGAGACTATTATTTTTTTCCTCCTTGTATAAAGCATTATGTTGATGTAAATACAGAGGATGTAAAAAGATATTCTATTGTTATAAATATAATTGATAACGGTAATTGGCAAAAACAAAAATATTTTGATCTTTTATAAAAATGAAAAATAAAACAAAAGAAAAAACATTTGATATAAGTAATTTCATAGGTGTTTATGATAATTATATTACAAAAGAAGAATGTAATAGGGTTATTAAATTTTATGAAGAAGAGAGTAAATTTAAACATACAATAGATAGACTGACTGAACAAAATAGATCAATAACTGAAATGAAAGATCAACAATTTTATGCTGCCTCTCATAATTTAGAGATTTGGTGGAACGATATAAAATCTATGGTGTATAATTTTGATATAGCTTGGAGTCATTATGTTAAAAACACAGGAGCCTTAGATGCTTACAAAGGCAGTAATTTTAAGTTTACGACTTTAAAAGTTCAAAAAACTCTACCTACAGAAGGTTATCATATTTGGCATATTGAACACTCATCTCAAACTAATACACCATATAGAGCTTTTGTTTTTAGCATATATTTAAATGATGTAGAAGAAGGTGGAGAAACAGAATTTTTACATTTTTCAAAAAGAGTTAAACCTAAAGCAGGTAGAATAGTTATATGGCCTGCAGGTTTTCCATATCTACACAGAGGAAATCCACCACTCTCTGGTGAAAAATATTTATTAACCTCTTGGATGCTCATAGAAGATGATCAAAATAATAGATGATTTTTTTGATAAAAATATTTTAAAAAAAATTCAAAATCATATAACTAGTAATGTGTATTATACACCTAGATGGTATGATGGAAAAGAAAAAACAAAAGAAAACTATTATGGTCTTAGATTTAAATTAAATAACGATCCTGAATTAGAAGAAATATTTGTTAAACAAACAGAAAATAAATTTAAAATTAAAATAAAAAAATTAGACCCTGATAGTGGAATTGATAAAAGAAATTTAAATAAATTTTATCCCCATATAGATGATGGATTAAAAATAAATATTTTAATAATGTTATATGGTCCAGTGGCTGTTACGAATGGCACTGTATTTTATAATGGCACTCCTGAAAAATGTGAGCTAGACATACATGTAGGTTTTAGACCTAATAGAGCTATTTTATTTCCTTCAAATTGGGTGCATTCTTATCATGCAAGTAATTTGCCAAATTTACAAAGATATACGTCTACTTTATTTATTGAAGATTACGAAGATGTATAAGAAGTAGGTCTTGGACCTTTTTCAGACTCATCTCTATCGTCACCATCCCAATCAGATTGTAGTTGAGCTAAATGAGCTGCATCCCATCTACTAGTAAATTGTGAAACATCACCTAAATCTGCTTCTGCATAACTACAGTGAGGAGTAGTGTCTCTATGCTCTACTTCATCAGAAGTGACTGAAGTGCCATGTTGAATAGCCCAGATATTAGAAAATTTAGATTGAGACCAAAAAGCATCATCATCAATTATATATCCAAGACCTTCAACTGATCCTTCATCATAATTTTTTAAAACTAATCTGTCATCAAATACTATTGTCCAATTTGCGTTACTTGCCATTTTTTCTCCTACGTTTTTATAATATAAATAATTGTTAAATAAGGTTGTAATATAGATGGGTTGACTGTATTCCCTGAAAAAGTTGCACTCATATTATGTGAGTGACTTCCACCACTACCAGTATTACTTGAAGTAAGTTGAGAAGTAGTTCTTAGTGGGTTAGGACCAAAATTAAAACCAGTACCTCCATGAGTATTCTGTTGTTTGTAATAGAAGTGACTGTGAGATGCAAGTTGTGGTGTCGATAAAGTAGCGTTAGCTGTTGAACCACCTACGTTTCCTGAAGCTGTAACTGGAGTAGTGTTAGCTCCACCCGTTGATGCTAAGGCTTTAGTTCCAGATTTTCCAACTGCTACGTTATCTTGTAGATCAGGTAATCCAAAAGTAGATGAACCGTCTCCAGATCCATAAGTTGTGCCTATAATTCCAAATAAATCTGCGTAAGTAGATCTTGAAACATTTGCACCATTACATTCTAAAAAACCTGTTGGCACTGAAGAAGAAGACCACGGCACAATAGTTGCTGTAGGAATTCCTTCGATA